AGTGACCCCGATATCGGGGTAATTTACAGAAAGTCCGAGGGCGGCTTGAACATACGCTGGAGAGCCAGGGAAGATTGGTCCGATAACTACTTCACAAGCGCCAGAGGCGTCGGGAAGAGATATGGGCCAACCTTCAGCGCTCCAGTAAACACTGGAACCGGGAGAGACCTGCCGAATTCCGGAAGGAGTGTCGGAGAGGGCAAGTGCGAGGGAGGAGATACAAAAGATAATAAGTTCTTTGCCGGCATCATAGATCAAGTCACCGATCTGTTCACCAAAGATTTCATGCAGTTCATTCTGGATTTTTCCAGGAACAGCAAGTAAGGATTCATAGGAACTTTTAATAAAGTTCACAGTGGAATCCCAATCTAATTGGGCGATCGGATAAAGACCTGATGAGGCGGGAATCGAATCAAGACGATACGAAGGTCTAGAAGACCTCTTACGTTTAACCTGAACGTTTAAGGCGTTCGTTCTTGTTTCAAATTCTCCGTAATGAATCTCATCACGGGCAGTGGCTACAGCCGCCATATTCTGAATTTCGTCATCAAACGCCATCAAAGGTCCATACTTCACATTAGTGAGTGCGGCACCGTTTGGTTGGGCTTGACCAGAACTAAGATATGGGTTGACGGTATAAATATCGCCAGGCCGTAGGACATTGCCTTCGTGATTGTCATCATAACCGGGAACACCAGGAGTACGCGGAACGACGAGCTTATTGTAGAACTTACAAGTAAGTTTGACTCGTGATTGGGCGATTTCCCGATGCCAGGAGCGGTCTTCGGTTCCTGCAAGACCAGCAATAACAGGCGATATAACGAATAGACAAACTATTCCAGGTGACGAGAGCCGAACATCGGATCCTTCAGGATTATCACAAAATAATAATCCCGTATGGGGAACTGAAATTCGCTTAGTCTTACCCGGTTTAATTTCTACCGCGTTACTCGAATCTTTTCCGTTGGCGCCTCTGACTGAGTTAAAAATGTCAAAAATATTGACTTGATTAACAATTGCAGATGGATCAGGAATCACACATAATCCGAGAGTACCAGTTACGGTCTCTGGGAGGATATTCGTGACTTCAATTTCACACATGGAAAAATTATACTGAATGTACGAATGAGAGAAAGACCCGGAAGGAAACTCTGTTGAGAGTTCCCCACGGTGTACCTGCGACTTACGTGCACGATTCGCCAGATTTCTCGGATTGATTTCGATCAATTCAAGAATCTGATTGAATCGTCCTGCGAGGGTAGTTCCATCATCATTATACTCCGCCAGCCGATAATTATCGGATACAGTTTTGGCGGGTCGATCCATAAAAGGACCAAGAGCCCCAGAAGAACTCTTATTACTCATCGATGCCTTCGATGAGGAGGGGGATTTTTTACCTATTGCCTTGGTTTTTCCGTTAGAACGCATCTGTATTGGATACGGCGACGCGACGACCCGACTGTTCATCTCTCCAACATTACTGTTAACCGTGCAGTCTGTTGACCATCCAGGACATTGTCCCTTGGTACGTTAATAGTTACATCCACTAGATCAGTGGAAGCCGTTTTGGTTAATTAATGGAGAGACCCAATAGTTCATTTCATTCTCAATACCTAACGAGTATTGACATGGGATCCATGTGGAAACAATTCTTTCCGCTTTTCAGCTTATCAGACGTAGGTCTTAATATTGTTCTGACACTTCACCAGGGAGTAGATTTCAGTAGACTGACTCACACCATATAGGATTTTAAGGAGGGAATACGCGGCGGCTGCCACGCTCGAAATCTTTAACTCATGAAAACTCAAAGAGTTTGAAATGATAGTTTAACGACATTTCGGTCAAATATTGGGTATGATCCGTACTCTCAAGCTTATCAGGCTTGAAGAGTTGATTTGATACGATTATTTGATAATACACCTCGGGCTTTAAGGGCAGCCCGCGCCCTCCGTCGACAATTGCTCTCTTCGTGAGAGAAAATCAAATGCAAGAGAAAGGTTTACCTCACCATTTTCGGTGACAAGGAAACTTTTCCACCCCCCGGGGCCCGACTCAACAAAGAGTGAATCAGGTTCGGTTGGGATGAATTTCCGTACCTTAGGCGAAACAGCTGAAAAGTTGGGGAGTTTACAGCCATGTTCGATTCCAGCAATGGAAAAATCGAATATTTGATGTCGACGGACAATTGGACCTTCCGAGAGCTTTCTCAATTTTGAATAGCTCATGGCAGGAATTTTGGATCGGAGTGCTTCGTCGATCATGAATTTGGTTATTTGTTTACCGGTATCTCTTTCTTTCAAGATGATTCCCAGATCTTCAAACCCTTTTCCACGACCTCCTAACCACTTTTCAAAAGATTCGAGAAGTTCCTTCTCCTCTCTCATCTTGAAGAGCTGTTGTTCTGTTCTCTTATTGTGTCCGTTCTTTCGTAACTCGTATTTGATTTTCTTGAGAAGATATTGTCTCCGCTCAGAATCATCATAAGGCAATCCAGTTCGATCAGTGGAATTCCTTTCCCAAGCAGTGTACTTAAGTACATCACTCAGGTAGGACTCCCAGTAGATCTCGGGATCCTCGTGATAATTCAAAGGGCCATGCTGTTTAATTTCAATAACAGCAGGAGACATCTTCCGAAGATGTTTCAGGGCTCGAATGATCGAGATAGGATCTTTTTCGTCTTCACATTTTTCGATCAACCAACGATACATTGGGTTCATCCATAAAAAGGATGCCAACTTACGTTGTTCGAACGTGTAAAAGACTTTATTTCCTGTCTTATCTTCCAAACCTAAACCACCAAGTACTTTAGGAACGAAATAGTTCGGAGTGAAGTTCTTTCCATTACAGGCCACGACCGTCAAATACGGTTCGATAGACTTCAGAAAATGACGTTTCGACATTTTCTCCGTTTTGGCGCTCTCAACCATACCTAGCATTTTCCAAATGCTAGAGGCAGTGCTGAGAAACCTTTTGGGATCACTCTTTAACTTATGACACTTTGACAAGGACTGGTTATAATACCTCACGAATTGAGGATAAAATAATCCAGGAACTTCTGTGACTTCTTTCTTCAGCATCATCTGGCTATTCACCAGTGCATGTCCTTTTGAAACGTAAGACTTGATCAGATTCGGCAACAGGCCGTACTTCTGAGCTTGAATCTTCCAATTTTCATAATCGCCGATGCTACCTCGAAAGAGGATATCATCTCCGTTTATGATTAGTGGAGCGTTTCGAACGAAATCCCGACCATCCTCTACGGAGGAACAGGGGTCGAAGTTCTTAGTCAATAAGAAAACCGCAAGATTAATTATGCAAAGGATTGGGAAAGAAAGAGGATGACCCATAGGTTGGGCATTGTTCTGAGGAATCGTGATCGAAACCCACTCTTCTTTTCCAGTTCTATCATTCACAGCCATATTAATTGACCCCTTCGGATATTCAGACTGGAATTTTTCCAAGTCGAAATTCTGGGGAAGATAATTGGCACCATATGTGACTGTTCCATCGCAAAAACTTTTTCTCGCAATCATATCTTCAAGGCTCCCTTCGAGTCCAAGACGGTTGATAATTTCATCAAGCACAACATGAGTAGACTCCATTTTCATGAGATCTGTCGCGCGTGAATAATCACCTGATACAAAATAATCTTCTCCTTCGGTCCACCTTTCGGCGGAGAAAAGATTTTCTCGTAATCGTTCGTCTTGGTCGGTTACCATTGTTGAACATGACATGTTTTTCCAACTCCTCAAAAGCGACTTTTGAAGTCCCCTGAGACCTGTATACATGTTACTCATTCCACACGTTATCGAGCGGAATTTACCAGCTTCATCAAGACGGTAATATTGCATTTCATTCGGTTCCTCCATAGCAGCCTCGAGACAGACTTTTGTCTGTCGTTTCGAGGCATCCAGGATTAGTCCCTTCTGTCCTAACAAATTAATATCTCGACTTAGTTTAACGTCTGAACCTTCATAATCCCCATTAGGGTGATGTATGATTGTCGGACCACCGAACTCTTGTGATTTCTTGAAATCAATAGATACCTTTCCATGGTTACCCCAGTGTTTCTTAGGCGCGTCAAACGCGGCTTGAAACGTCGGAACAACCATTCCAGGTCTATAGATTCCTTGATTTACAACAATTCCAGTTGCTAGTCGTAACATCTTTTTGGCTTCGTCATCGTTGATCTGATTGTCTTCAGAATAAAAATCTTGAATAGCTTGCTCAGTTGCTGAGTGTCCAAGCGAATCCGGTAATTTATACCAGTATCCCTTGCATTCATATAGCGACCGAATAAACTCGTTATCCAATAATTTCCCTTCTTGACATCTTTTGATCTTCGTTCGAATCAAACGCCATAACAGTCCCTTAAAAAACCAGATTTTAGATCCTTCTGGCTTTGTATTATAACCTCTCGCCATGATCAGCGAAAAGTCACTTTTAAGTTTCTTTTCCAATCCATCTTCGAGAATGCAAATCCACATATCACGAATCAGGTCCAAACGCAGGCCTATTAGTTGTTTTAAACGAAAATTCTTCTTTTTCAATTTTGAAAAATCTAAATAATTGCTTAAGACTTCTAATAGGCCCGCTGCGCAGTGGTGTAAACGGCTGAAAAGTTCCACAGCGATTGAAAATCGCTTTGGTTCCTGTTGATTAGACAGGAAATACTTTTCATCCATTCGGCAGATTAGGTCCTTCACTTCTGCTTGTGTCATCTGAAATCCGCCTGCGCGGCACTTCATACCAGATGGGTGCGACTCACCATATGAGTAAATTTGTCCACAGATCGTGGACTCATCGAAAGTTTGAGGTAACATCCGAAGAGGGGCCTTGACGTTCATGCTAAACATGAATGTTGAGGGCTTAGTACTAAGAGTATACGTTTTTCTATTCG